GGCTGGCCTCAGCCGCAACAGCTGGATGCCGACATGCAGGCAGGGATTGCGCAAGTCTCGGTATTCGCCACAGCCATCAGCCGCGCCGTGACGCAGATGCAGCCTACATGGCAGACAGTTGACATCGTAGAGACGCAGCTACAGGCGAGCGTATCCGGCATGACGATCACGATCACCGGCAAGATCACCACGCCGCAGGCTGTCAGCGTGCAGCAGGGAAACGTGCAGGCCAGCTACGCTGTGCAATCTACAGATACGCTCACGTCAATCTGCACGGCGATTGCCGCCATGATTCCTGGCGCGAAATCGAGCGCGAACACGATCACTTTTCCGAAGGGTGCAACACCATCCATGATGTTCGCCCAGCCAGCGACTGTGTTGCAGGAAGTCGGCAGGCAGCGGCAGGTGTTCCAAGTCTCGGTTTGGGCGCCCACGCCCACGCTGAGGGCGCAGATTGCATCCCTGATTGATCCGGCGCTACGCATGGCATATCGCTTGCAAATGCCGGATACGACCGCAGCAGAATTGCGGTTCCAAGGTTCGATCGACGACGACAACATCCAGAAGGTAGCTGTATATACAAGGCACCTCCGCTATGAAGTCGAGTTTGCGACAACCAACGTGCAGCAGACTACTACAGTCACGCTGCCTACCGTCAACATCAGCAGCCCATCTGGCGCGCTGATCTGATTTACAACCAAAGGATATCATCATGCCAGTTTATCAATTCGGCCAATCGCTGCCGCAAGCGCCCGATCTCTACGTCAACATCGTTCCGCCGCGCACGATCCTTATCAACGGCATTCCGACAGGCATTCTCGGCCTGATCGGCGTCAGCTCGTGGGGGCCTGTCAATGCGCCGATGGTTATCGGTTCTCCGCAGAATGCCGCGCAATCGCTGGGAAACATGACGGTACGATCGCATGATCTGGCAACCGCCTGCACGCTGGCCTTCGGCGAAGGCGTGACGCAGATTGCCGCGGTTCGGGTGACGGACGGCACTGATGTTGCCGCGACCGTGACTATTATGGACACGGAAACCACGCCTGTCGCTGCGCTGACTCTATCCGCCCTATATTCCGGCATCGTTGGCAACACGATCACCGCGCAATTTTCCACCGGCACCGCCGCGAACAGCTACAAGCTGGTTATTCAGCGCGCGGGCTACACCCCGGAAATCTTCGACAATCTGACCGGCTCAGGAAACGCGCTGTATGTGAACGCCGCAAACGCAGTCAACAACGGGCAGAACGGCGTTCGCGGCCCGTCTGCCTACGTTCACGCCGCCGCAGGCGCTGGAACTGGTACGCCAAACCTCACGTCCTACACCCTGACGGGCGGCACGGACGGCGCATCGAACGTGACAGATACGATCATGCTTGGATCGGACGGCACCACGCGCACCGGCATGTATGCGCTGCGCGGCTCCAATGCCAGTAACTTTACCTTGCTGGATCACACAACATCGACGCACTGGCCTGGCATGCTCGCGTTTGCCGAACAGATCGGCGCATATGCCCATGCCGCGAACCCACCAAGCACCAGCATCACAGCCAGCGCTGCGGCTTTGGTATCGGCTGGCGTGGATGGCTACGGCATCAAGGTGCTGGTTGGCGATTGGGGCTATTTCTACGATTCGTTCAACGGCGTGCAGCGCATGCTCTCGCCTGCAACATGGAGCGCGGCACAGTCCGCCTCGCTGATTCCGCCCTACAGCAACCTCAACAAGCAGCTGGCGACGATGATTGCCACGCAGCGCAGCCAGACGCAGATTCCATACAGCAGCGCAGAGATTCAGCAGGTGTTTACATCCCGGCTCGACGTGCTGGCGGCGAACTCCCCCGGCGGCCCGTATTTCTCGGCACGCACTGGACTGAACACGGCCAGCAATCCGACACAGAACGATGACACCTACACCAAGATGACGAATTACCTGGCGTTCAGCCTGGCGCAATCGTCCCTCGGCGCGGTTGTCGGTCAGCCGCATACCGCCGACTTGCGCAAACAAGTCAAGGGTGGACTAGACGGATTCCTGCTGTCGCAATATCAACAGGGGTGGATTGGAGACCCGAACAACCCCGTGGCGCAAGGCGCGTTCAGCGTGCAGGTAGACGCCAACAATAACCCGAACGCCCGAGTGGCGCTTGGATACCTGCAGGCCGATGTGAAGGTTAAATATCTTAACACCGTCCGCTTCTTTGTCGTGAACATGGAAGGCGGCGGCAGCGTGACGGTTACATCAAACGCGCCGCAGTAATTAACAGCCATTTCAGATATCACAGCCGCACTTCGATGCGGCTTTTTTATGCCTGCTGCGTGCGGGTTTTTTTCATCTTCGGAGCGCCGAAAATGCCACTAAATGGATTCAACACAGGCAGGGATTACAGCCTGCAAATGACGCTGCCAAACGGCAAAGTCTCCACCATAAATTTGATCGAGGCGTCTTTCGAGCCCGTCACAAAAACAGAAGTGATCGTGCCGATAAATGGCAAGCCTACGCACTTGATTTTCCCGCAGGGGTGGAAAGGCACGCTGCAATTCGATCGCAACAATTCGCAGCTTGATGACTTTTATGCGGCTTTCGAGGCGGCTTTCTACGCCAACGGCTCGACAATCCCAGGCGGCACCATCGTGGAGAGTATATCCGAGGTGGATGGCAGCGTGAACACCTACCACTACACCGGCGTGCAGATTGTGCCGACTAAAATGGGAACATGGAAGGGCGACGATAAGGTAGGCCAGTCCGTGGATGTTGTTGCATCACAGCGCGTGAAGGTGTCCTAATGGCTAAAGTCGTTGATGTGCATACAAAGAGTGCTGATGTGCAAGTGACTGATGCACGTGGGCGCACGCTGACGCTGAGGAAGCCTAACGTGCTGGCGCAGTACCAGCTCGTTCGCATGCTTGGGGCGGACGCTTCGAGCAATCAAACTTATCTATCAATGGTTATGCCGCTGCTGTATCTCCAGTCCATTGATGGCGAGGTGGTGAACTTCTCCAATCAGCGCGAATTGGACGCGGCCATTCAGAAGTTGGACGAAGAAGGTTTGGAAGCGCTCGCTAAGGGAATCCAGCAGAACTTTGTCAGGCAAGAGGATGCCGGAGAGGCTATAAAAAAGCCCTAGGCTTCACGGCCATCAAGGAAGCGCTCTGGCTGGTGAACAATGGAGTGCCGTGGGACGTTGCGATGAGCCTCGATGACGTGGAGCGTGCCGCAATGTGCGTTATTTTCAGCGAGTTTCAGGGACACAAGTTCAACACCCAGACGATGCGCTTCGAGGACAAGCCATGATGGAAATCAAGCAGTTTGCCCGTATGTTGGAAACGATGGCGATCCCGGCGGCGGCATCCGTCGCCCTTGATGCGGCGGCGGCAGTGATCGAGAGTGAGGCCAAAGCCGAGATCGGCACTTATCAGCGCTCCGACATGGGGCCGTTTCAGCCATGGGCGGAACTCAAGGACGCTACCAAGCTAGATCGCGTGCGGCTAGGGTTCACCCCGAATGATCCGCTACTGCGAACGGGAGACTTGCGCAATTCCATCTCGCGCGAAGTCCACGGCCTTGATGCTGTGGTGGGTTCAAACAGTGACGTGATGGTTTATCAGGAGTTGGGTACACGCACGATCCCGCCGCGTTCCGTGCTGGGATTGGCGGCATCGCGCAAGACGCAGGACGTGCTTAAACTGGTAGGCGAGAGCGTGCAAATCGCCTTCCTGGGCGGCGCGATCAATACCGCATCGCCGCCCAAATTGCCGCAAGAATGAACACCAGTCCGACAACGACGAAAGCGGCAATAAGCATGCCCACGCCTCCGCTGTTCCACATCGCCCAAACGAATAGCCCAATCAGCGCCAGCAGCATCAGGATGATCGGCACCAGGATGATGGCAGCAGTCGTTGCAAACAAACCCAAAGGCGTCAGCCACCACGGACGTTGATTCCCCTGCGTGGGGAACGGCCAATTTTTCATAGGAATCTCCATGTTCGAGGCATACAAGATCGGCATAAAACTGTCCTTGCTGGACGGTGTGACAGCCGGGCTATTAGCAATGTCCGGGCATTTTCGCACCGTTTCACGTGAGGTGGATACATTACAGGCGAAGATGGCGCGATTCAAGGCGCTAGGCGGTTTTGGCCTTGGCGCAACCGCTGCCGGTGTCGGAATCCTGGCGTCCATAAAGCCGTCCATTGATGCCGCAATGCAGTATCAGCAGCGCATCGCACGCATGAAGCAGATGGGATTGACGCCTTCCGACATGCGTTCAGCCGAAAAGGCCGCGTGGGCGGTTGGCCGATCTGTGCCCACGTCCAGCCCGACCGATGCGCTGGACACAATTATGAACCTGCGCATGGTGTTTGGCGATACCGCAGACGCCATTAAAAACTTGCCGACCGTGCTCAGGATGGAAGGCGTGCTGAACAATGCCGGGCTGAAAGGCGATCAGTCCTATGAGATTGCGAAAACGCTGGAAATGATCGGCGCAACCAAGACGCCGGAAATGTTCAACAGCTATGCCGATGCGATCACGAAAGGCATCATCGCATCCGGTGGAAAGGTACAGTCCGCAGATTATCTCTCCGCCGTCAAATATGGACGCACGGCAGCGCAGGGGTGGAGCAAAGAATTCATCGAGTTTTATCTTCCGACGCTGATCCAGGAAATGAAGTCTCGCGGCGGATCGGGCGGCATTACAGGCGGCCCAGGGAATCCGCTGATGTCCATGTATGCTGCCATCGTGCAAGGCACAGTGGCGCAGAAATCGCTCGGCATGTTCCAAAAACTCGGACTCGTCGATCCAAGCAAGGTTGTCTGGACGAAGAGCCATATGATGCGCGGTGTTGAGCCTGGCGGGATCAAGGGATGGCGTGATTTCATGTCAAACCCTGTCGATTGGGTACAGTCCTACCTAATGCCAGCGCTACAAAAGGCAGGGATCACGGACCGCCAAGCGCAGGTTCAGGCGATCAGCTATCTTTTCCAGAATCGAACCGCCGGATTTATGGGCGTGCAGATGGCCGAGCAATACTGGAAATTCCAGCGCGACCGCAAGTTGATTGAAGACACCAAGGGTATCAACAATTACAGCGAAATCATAAAAATGTCGCCTTCCATGCAAGAAAAGGCGATTCACGCCCGTATGAGTGCGCTGAAAACAGTCGTCGGCTTGCAGCTTGTCCCATTGATCTTAACCGTGCTGCCTAAAATCGTTGATTTCATCCAATCCATCGTCAACACCGCTCAAGCTCATCCAACCGCGCTAAAGCTATTTATCGGATTCTTTGCTGCGATCGGGGCATTGCTGGCTGTAGTCGGAACAGTTACAAGTTTCGTCGCCTCGCTCGGCATTATTTCGATAGCGTTCCCGGCGCTTGCCGCAGGCGCGGGTGCCGTTGCCACGGCGATCGGTCCAGTGGTGCTTGTCCTTGCTGGCCTTGCTGCAGCAGGGGCGGCGGTTTATGGTGCTTATAAATGGCTGACGGGTGATCAGAATCAGAAAAAGCCACTCAGCTTCGCAGAAAACGTTGCGGCAAATAATCTTGCGCCCAAGACTGGCCTGGCATCGACAATGGCGTCAATGATGAGATCGGCAAAGACATCGCCTGTTATCGCGGGTGGTGTTTCCCAGCAGACAGCAATGCACGGGGCGATGACGATATCGCCAAAGATAGCGCCTGTTGTTCAGCTGGATGATTCTGATATTATGGCGGCGTCACGTTATTTGCCGCCTAGTCCAGAAAAAAGCCAGCATGAGATTCATACACATGTCCATCTGGACGGCAAAAAGGTTGCAGAGTCCGTCACAAACTGGCAAGCAACCGCTGCCGCTAAACCGCCATCCGGCCCGAATCAGATCATGTGGGGGCTTGGCTTGAACAATCCGTCTCTCACGTCGGCGCTGCGCTGAAATGGCCGATATCGCATTCATTCTGACTGCCAATGATGGCAGCAGCATCACCTTTGAGGATGTGGAGCTGCCGCAGTCTGTCGCGTGGGGTGGTGATCAAGCAATGGCCGTGCACCAATTGATCGGTGGCGATCGCGTGATTGATTCCCTGGGGGCAAAACCCGCGCCTATCGCGTGGGACGGCATCCTGTTCGGGCAAACCGCCGTCGAGCGCGCCCGGTATCTGGACACTGTAAGGCAGGGCGGCGCGGCTGTGGTACTTACATGGGATGAGTTCGCCTATGTCGGCGTGATCTCGCGCTTTTCGGCGAACTATCTGCAACCGTGGCATGTTCGCTATTCGATCACAATCGAAGTGATGCGTGACACCACCAGCGCGCAGACAACCGCCCCGCAGGAATCGCTGCTCGCCATGCTGAACAATGACACGGCCAGCGCGTCGTGCCTTGGTAATCTGATCGGCGATTCGACACTGACAGGACTTCTCGGTTCGGTGTCAAGCGCCGTGCAGTCGCTCAACAGCGTGGTGGAGGCTGCCACGGCCCCGATTGCCGCCGCGACATCTTGCATTCAGCAGGCAACGGCCACGGCGCAATCAGCGCTCTCCGCAATTGTGCAGCCGCTTTCGCAGGCGCAAACTCGCGTTCAGCAGTTGATGGGTAGCGTCGATAACGCTGTGGCCGATATGCAGGGGCTGGCATCGGGCGCGTTCAATGGCGCGACACCGCAGGCGATCCAGTCGATCACCACGGCGAACATGGGCTTTGCCAATGCGCAGCCCGTCTATGCGCTAAATTCTGTGCTGGGGCGCATGCAGTCCAACATTTCCGCCGGTCTGCCTGGCGCATCGGCCAAGATGCTGGCGATCAACGGGGGCAATCTGCAAAGTATCGCAGCCCAGCAGTACGGTGACGCGACACTATGGACGTCGATTGCGAAAGTCAACGGACTGTCTGATCCGAATCTTCCTGCCGGGGCTATGACGTTGCAAATACCGTCTCCAGCCGTGGCGAACGGTGGCCTATGAGTGCAATACGATCCCCGCGCTGGTGCGTCATGCTAGGTGGCCAGCCGGTTATCCCGGTATCGTGCAGCGTTACCACAAACCCTATGTTCCTGGCTGATGAGTTCGAGATAGTGCTTGCGGCCAGCAGCAATCCGATGGCGCAGTCATGGCCTCAGTGGGCGGCGTACACCTCCATGCAGGCCGAAGTCAGGGCGGGTTTCCCAGCTGATCCGCAGAACTGGACATCCGATGAACTCACGCCGATGATTTACGGAGACGTGGATCAAGTCGCCATTGATCTGCTAGCCGATACGATAACCCTTTCAGGCCGCGACTTGACGCATCGTTTCATTGATCAGAAAACGCCGCAGAAGTGGCAGAACCTGACGCCATCTCAGATTGCCGATCAATTGGCGCAGCAGAACGGACTGAAAGCGCAGATCACGCCGACACCAGGGAACACAAAAGCCGGGCATTTCTACAGCGTGGATCATGTCCACCTGACCACTAACGAAACGCAGTGGGATTTGCTCACTTATCTGGCGCAGCAACTCGGATGGGTGTGTTATGTGCAGATGGACACATTGGTTTTCGGCCCCGGTGGACAGCCTGGGAGCAATGACTACATTGTCCAGGCCCCAATTCCGGGCCAGCCGACACAAACAGACGTGGTGCGCCTGATGTTCGCAAGAAATCTGACTGTTGCCAGGGGTATCGTAGTGGAGGTGCGATCGTGGAACGCGAAGCAGGCCAAGGGCTTTAACGTACAAGCCAAAGCGCATCCGAACGTCAAAACCGCGCTGGCGGGTAAACGCCCCGGCATGAGCCAGACAATCGGAGGCGATGCACAGGTATTCAGCTACACATTCCCAGGGCTGACTGTCGCGGAAGCGCAGGCCAAGGCGAATGCGCTGCTGGCCGAGATCAGCAAGCAGGAACTGCGCGTGACGATCGACATGCCGGGCGACATCGCGCCCAGCAAAGGCCAGATCGTGCGCATCAATGGAACCGGCAGCGTGTTCGATCAGCCCTTTTACCCGTTCCAGGTACATCGTACAATGGACTTGCAAAACGGATTCGCCATGAGTATTCACGCGAAGAACCACTCGCCCAATTCGACGGTGCTGGCATAATGAATCATCTTGTCAACCAAATGATGCAGCGCATGGGCGCTCAGGCCGCCGGGACGTTCACGGCTCGCATGGGTACTGTGTCGGCCTACGATCCCGGAACCTACGCTATCAAGGCGACGATTGAACCCGAAGTCGTGGAGACTGGCTTCATGCCGCTACTCTCGCCGTGGGTAGGCGCAAGCTGGGGCGCGTTCTTCGCGCCGGAGATCGGGGCGCAAGTGCTGATCCTGTTTCAGGAGGGAAGCCCTCAAGTCCCTGTTGCTGCGCTGTTCGCTTTCTCGACGGCCAAGCCGCCCGTATCCGTCCCAAGCGGCGAAATGCTGCTTAAACACCAAAACGGCAGTCTCCTGCATTTCGACAATGGCGGCAATGTGACGATGACAGCCAATGCCGCCATGACGCTAAACGCGCCAGGAGGGTGTACCATCAACGCAAACACTACGATCAACGGCAATGTGCAGACAAACGGCAATATCCAGGCCAGCCAGAATATCAGCGATCTGAACGGTACGCATGGATCCATATCATCTCTGCGCAACACCTATGACAGCCACACTCATGGCGGCGTGCAGGCCGGTGGCGGAAACACATCTACACCGAGCACAACAGTATGAGCATCGCCCACTGGTACGGAAACGACATTCAGCTTGCGCCAAATGGAGATGTTGCGATAGCCACCGGCGTCGACCGCGTATCGCAGCGCCTGCTGCGAGTGTTGCTCACCAGCGCGCAGGACTACCTATGGCATCCGGCCTATGGTATCGGGGCCGGTAAATATATTGGCGCAGCATTGTCTCCCGCCGTCCTTGCTACACTCAAGGCGAAATTCCGGGGGCAGATTCTCAGCGATCCAGATGTTGGCACGAATCCATTGCCAAAAATCATTTTCGACACAGCGCAGCCGAACCTGCTGGGCGTGACCATCCAATACAACTACCGCCCAAGCGGACAGTTGCAAACTTTGAGCTTCAATATCGCCAATGGCTAATCTGAACACTCTCACTTTCGCGCAGGTTGTCCAACAAATCGCGGCGGCGGCGCAAGCGCAGTCCCGTCTGCCGTTTAATTTGGGTAGCCCTGAGCTTGCCTTGGCCGAAGCCGATGCTGGCGTGGTTATGTGGCTACAAAGCCTGATCGTAGAAGTCCTGACAGAAACGCGGGCCAGCACATCGCAGGGCGCGGATTTGGATTCATGGATGGCCGATTTCGGCATCGTGACGCGCAAGCCAGCTATAGCCGCCACAGGAAACGTGACGTTCTCCCGATATACCGCGACAGCGCAAGCCGTCATTCGTGTGGGAACGTTGCTACAGACAGCGGACGGCACGCAGCAATTCACGGTCATTGCGGACGCTACGCAATCGGCGTGGAATTCGACATTGAGCGCCTATGTCATCCCATCTGGATCGGCTTCTGCGAATGCAACCGTGCAGGCCGTCACGCCTGGATCGGCAGGGAACGTCAACGCGAACACGATCACCACGATTGCGCAGGCATTGCCTGGTGTCGATACGGTTACGAATTCTCAACCATTTACAAACGGCCAAGACGCCGAGAGTGACGCCGCACTGTTGCAGCGCTTCCAGCTCACCCTGGCCGGGCTGAGAGATGGCATCAAAGCTTCCGCTGCTGCGGCGATTGAGGCGCTGCAACTCGGCGTGCAGTTCTCCATCGTCGAGAATCAAACCCTCGCAGGGCAAACGCAGAATGGCTTTTTCTACGTCATCATCTCGCCCTACAACACCACGACGCAGCAGGCCGTCTATTCGGCAGTCGATTCGGTGCGGCCTTTGTCCGTCACGTTTGCCGTCTATGCGGCAACTCAGCTTGCGGCGAATGTTTCCGTAACAGTGACGGCGGCGGCAGGCTACACCCATGCGCAAGTCGCCCCATCGGTTCAAACCGCCATGCAGAACTTCATCGCGCAGACTGCCTTGGGAGCAGGACTGAACTACTCGCAGCTCTACGCAGTCATTTGGGGCGTTCCCGGCGTGGCAGACGCGACGGGCCTCCTGCTCAATGGCGGAACAACAGACATTGCTGGCAACGCGCAGACAGTCATCGTTCCTGGCGTGATAACGGTGAACTGACATGACGGGCGACTCTCAGGACATGCTGCAACGCTTGCAGCAGGGATTGCCAATCGGCTGGTTTGGCGACAATGCCACCAACGTGCAGGCGATCCAATCCGGCACGGCGTGGGCGCAAGCCAATATCTACAACCAGATCACCTATGCCGCCATGCAGGCGCGTATTCAAACCGCAACTGCCCCGTTCTTGGACATCGTAAGCCAGGATTTCTTTGGAGTCGGTGTTCTGCCTCGCTTGCCGAAAGAGACGGATGGCGGATTCAGAACGCGCATCATGGCAAACTTGTTTGTCAAAGGCCCGCGCCGCGCCGATATGAGCGCCGTGCTTAATGTGATTACAGGCCACACGCCAACGATTTTCGAGCCGAGCAACACGTCCGATTCCGGCGGGTGGGACGGCCTGTTTTATTGGGATTCGTCTGTCGGCCAATGGGGCGATCCGCTGCCCTATCAATCGTTCGTCACGGCCTATCGGCCAACAGGTGGCACGATTGATCTGGGAGAATGGGATGCGCGCTTATTCCTTGACGCCTATGGCGCGTGGAGCGACGGCACACCAACCAGCGCCACGGATGCGGCAATCATCGCAGCAGTTGAGATCACTCGGGCGCTCGGGACTGTTGTCTGGATGCGCATTGCCGATGGGCCTGTGACGCCATAACATTTCGATTTTCCACTAGCCTCCTTTGGGCGGCTTTTTTATTTCTGGAGCTACAATGGATCGTCCCATCGTTTACACGCAAGAGCAAGGCCGCAGCACGGACTTCCTCTTTGCTAGTCGCGCTACCATGATCGGCCTTGGCAAGCTCGCCAAGGCCATGCTGGGCGCAAACACCATCATTGAAGGGCTGGCGGTTGCGCCAACGTCCCCGGCGTCTCTGGCCGTTCAGGTAGGATCGGGGCAGATTTACAGCTTCCAGCCGGTTGACTCGACCGCTTATGGCGTCTTGCCTGCCGACACGGCTGACAGCATCGTCAAGCAGGGGCTGCTGATGCAGGCGATCACGCTGAGCACGCCAGCGCCTGTCACGTCTGGATACTCGATCAATTATCTGATTGAAGCGGCGTATCAGGACAGCGACTCCAATTCTGTTGTTCTGCCTTATTTCAACTCCGCGAACCCTTCACAGCCGCTGAGCGGACAGAACAACAGCGGGGCCGCTCAACCGACACAGCGTAAGGGGCTGTGCGTGGTGCAGATTAAAGCCGGTGCATCCGCGACAACTGGCACGCAGACTACGCCAACAGTTGATGCTGGCTACACGGCGCTTGCCGTGGTTACGGTGGCTTACGGGCAATCTTCTGTGACGTCTTCCAATATCTCGCCCGTGGCGAGCGCGCCGATCATCAGCAACTTGCTGACGATGATGCAAACCACGTCATCTATCACCGCTCGGGACGTAGGAAGCGTAAATAACTACGCGATGAACCTGCAACCTGCGATCAGCGCCTACACGCCGGGCATGATCGTATCGATCCAGAACATCAAGGCCACAAACACCGGCGCATCGACGCTATCCATCAATGGGCTGGCGGCGCTCCCGATATATGGGCCTGCGGCAACCGCCGTGCAGGGCGGCGAATTGGCGGCAGGCTACGGCGCGATTCTGCGCGTGAATGCTGCGGCGACGGCGTTTGAACTGGTGGCAACGACCGGTGGAAGTCTGCCTGTGAAAGCAGCAACGGCGAGCGGCCAAGCAGTGAATTGGGGACAAGCAGGGACACAAATATTATCCCCAACTGATACCGGCACCATTACCCCATCTGCGTTTAATACGATCGTTCTGCCTAACATTACGTCAGCGGAAACGCTTACAATCAATAGTGGAACAATTAACGGGCAGCGCGTGCGCGTGTATGGCTGGGCATACGCTGTAACAGTTCAAACTAATGTATCAAGCGGCTCTCCAGCGTTACTCTTTCCGGATCAAACCTCTTCTTATTCGTGGACGATCCCCGCTGGTAACATGAATAGTTATATTGACATGATCTGGGACGGCCTTAACTGGCGCTGTGCCACGTTAGGACAAACAATTGTTGCGGCAGCAACACAAAATAGTGCAGCCGTCAATTTAGGGCAATTTTTAAGTTCAGTAGCAGGCAATGGATACCAGAAGTTGCCGTCTGGGCTGATTATTCAGTGGGGAGTATATTATGTTGCCGCTGCCGGCACATATTACACATTCAATCTTCCAGTCGCTTTCCCTAATGGCTTTTTTGCTGCTCTGTGTAACCCAAATAATGGCAGCGCAACAGTTTACACAGCACAATGTTATTGCCAGAATAACTCACAGCTATCTATAGTTGCGAACAATGGAAGTATGTCTGTCGCATGGATTGCGATTGGGTATTAAAATTAATGACAAATAAGGACGAAAAATGACAAAACTAGCACATTTCGATCATACATCAGCATCCCCGCAACCTGTTATTGGATGGTATGACACCGATGAGTTTGACTACCAAAGCCTACCTAACGAGGCCGACCTGCTAACCCTGACACAGGATCAATGGGATAACCGGCTGAATACGCCTTTTGTGAGTGGCGGCACGCTCATTGCGCCCCCATCCGCGCAGCTATTCGCTCAAGCGCAAGCGGCTCATATCGCCTTACTCCGCACTGCCTATCAGCAAGCCATCCAGCAGCCTGTGACATACACCAGCAAGGGCGGCGTGACCAAGACGTATCAAGCCGATCCGGGCAGTGTGTCGAACCTGCAAAGCATGCTGCTGGCTTTTAGTGCCACGCAGACTGTTCCTTCTGGCTTCTATTGGGTATCGGCAGACAACACGCAAGTGCCGTTCACATACGCCGATATGCAAGGGCTTGCACAGGCCTTGGGCACACAAGGCGCGGCGGCGTTTCAGCACTTGCAGACACAGAAAGCCGCTATTCTTGCAGCGACCACAGTCGATGCAGTCCAGGCAATCACATGGTAACGCATCCACGAAAGGTAGTCGGATCGCCATAACAAGGAGTGATTCGACTTTTGCTTTCTTTCTCCTGTTCAATCTATACATTCTGAATCATGCCAATCGACAACAGCATACACGCCCACGAAACCAGACTAACCGTGCTTGAGGAGCAAACGCGCGAGATACGCAGCACGCTCAAAGAGCTTGCTACAGACATGCGCCGATTGGCCGAAGCCACGATCCAGCAGGCCGAAGACCGGGCCGCGCTCAAACGGGCCTTCGAGCAGATCGAGCGTATCGACAACCGGATCACAGCCCTGCAAAAGGATATCGAGAAGGCCGAGAAAGAGCGACTGGAGCGATCCGCGAAAGACGCCGAGCGCGATCTCAGCCAAGTTCGGGAAGACAAGAGAAAGTTCTACTGGATGCTGGTGAGCTACGTGATGGCGGCAGTATTTGGTGCTGTATTGGCGCACTTCGGAATCACAGTGATGAAATGAACAGTTACGCCGATTCCGATAGCCGCCGCGCATTGCCGCCTAGCGCCGTACAATGCCACTAACGGACGCTAACGGACGCTAACGGACGCTAACGGACGCAACTATTGACGAACGGGGAGGAAAACAAATGATTAAGCAGACTCCCGGAGAGCGAAATTGCAATCCGGGCAATATTGAACACAGCACCACGAAATGGCGCGGGATGTGCGAACAGCAGACTGATGCGCGGTTTGTCTCATTCCAGACGCCGCAATACGGCATCCGCGCATTGGCTACCGTGCTGCTGACGTATTACCGTCAGCACAACCTCAAGACTATTTCCGGGATCATCAAACGATTCGCCCCGCCAAGTGAGAACGACACGCAAGGCTACATCATGGCCGTAGCTCAAGAGGTTGGAGTAAATCCTGATGAGATTATCAATGTCAGCAACAGGGATACACTCGAAAAATTGGTGACGGCAATTATCCGGCACGAAAATGGGCGAGTGCCATATTCGCCTGATATTATACGGGCGGGGGTGGATTTAGCTTGAACAACGACGACAAAAGGATGCGGGGCTTGTTCCTGGTGACGGGCGTCATGCTTTGGTTTGCCTTCTTTTCTGCCGGCGCATTCGGCGGATCACTGCCAGACCCCGCGCTTACCCCCGGCGTGACGCGCGACATGACGCTTGACCAAGTATGTAACACCAAGTGGGGCAAGGACGCTAGGGCAGTGACCGCGGCAATGAAAGCGCACGTTTACGCCGAGTATCATATGACACAGCATCAGGGAGATTGCGCGCTGTCGCCTCGTGGATGTGAAATTGACCACGCTATCAGTCGGGAATTAGCAGGCGCTGACGATGTGCGCAACCTTTGGCCTCAACCATACGGCGGCCAGTGTAACGCCGTGGACAAAGACCGGCTGGAGAACAAACTGCACGCGCTGGTATGCGCCAAAGCCATCACCATCGAAAAGGCCCAGCAGGCCATCGCCAGGAATTGGATAGAAGCCTATCGCGCCTACATCGGCCCTATAACATGCGCCAAGGAATCGCCATGACAAAATTCATTACCGATAACCAAAAGCTCATCGGAGGAATACTGATGTTCGGCCTGTGGGCGTTTCTGGTGCTTGCCTACAAAGCGCCGGTTGACGATCTGATTACATGGATCAAGATCGGGCTTGGTGCCGTGTTCGGTATTCACGCCGTGACCAACTTCTCAGCTAATCCTCCACCACCAAACGACCAGACAAAGGAGCCGAATCCATGAAAAACTATATCTTGCTCGCCGTGCTCATATCATTGTCAGGATGCGCCAGCCTGCAATATGCAGGGATATCCAAATTTGACGCCGTTCCGATCGTGGACGCAAAAACTGGCGCCGTGACGTGCTGCGAGATACACGGTGTATCCGGGAAGGAATACGCGGCGTTGAATATTGCTGCCAGCCGTAACGCCGATGGCGTGATTAGTCTGACTGTCGCGGAGTCGGGAACAAAGGCGTTTGAGGGGCAGGCAATTTCTGCTGGTGCAACACAAGCTGCGATTGATGCTGCTGCAAAAGCCGCTGTAGCCGCTGCGCTCGCTCCAATACTTCCTGCGCTTGTTCCTGCCGCCGGTGCTGCTCTTGCTTCGCCTGGGCTTGGTGCTGCCGCTGTCGGCGCTGGTGGCGTGCTTGGCGCTCAAAAACTGCTGGCACCGGCATCTGGGCAAGGACTAAAGTCTCCCGCGCCATGAGCAAATTCATCACAGAGTTAGATGTGTCGTTGATAGATGACGCGGCAAACGAATATCGCGGGTTATGGCGGCTCGACGCGCCGCTGGTGTATCAATCCGATGTAGCGCATCAAACCATCACAGCACCAGCCGGGATGATCACGGACTTTGAAAGCTGCCCAAGGTTACCGGTTGTGTTTTTTCTGGTTGGCGAGGTGACGCGAGAGGCCGCTGTGATTCATGATTACCTCTATAAATCCAAGATGCTCCCGCGATATTTAGCCGACAAGGTGTTGCTTGAAGCATGCGCCGTTACGGGCATTCCTGCGTGGCGCCGCTGGTTGATTTATGCCGGTGTGCGGGTGGGCGGCGCTTCGCATTTTGGCACGTAATTGATAAGCCAACACCCAGACGGCAACTGGCTAAGCCAATGATTGACGGAATACTCAACCGCCACTTTTGCTTCCTTTGCTGTCTGGAATTTTCCAGGCCATTTGACGCCAGGTAGTTTGCATGTAGCGGTATATTTCATTACGTCGCCCTTAGACGAGAGACTGTCATAATGAATATCTCCAACATTCCACGGCCCAAGAAACAATGCTTCGCCGTTTGAATTGGGAGTAGTATCTTTTATCCATTTCATTCTATCCTCCGTTTTGCCGCCAGTACGTAACCCCATCATCGCAAATCAATTTCAGCGTACAGACTCATACGTCGCATCGAAAATATATGGCTTGCACGGGTATAACTCTCCTTTGCCCGAAATTATCCAATCTCCGATGTTTGCTCGTATTACCCCGTCGAAGGTTTCAATATAAAGTCCTTCAGGACGGTTTCTAATTTCTCGCGTACCCCCCATGTCCATAATTCGTTCAACACTTTCAATGGTGCCGTCGTAGTGTTCCGCTTCGATCTCGACTGGTTTTTTCCTGAATTTCATGATTTTTAGTTCTCCCTTGTTGTTTATATCTTAGCATCAGGCCATTGCCCAATGTCCCGGTACAACTGCTCCAGCTCACCGTCCCACGGAACGAATGCGCGCACACTGTCATGCATTCCCCACTCTTTGCCACAGCGCGTGCAACCAACCTTTCTGTTTGTCGGGCCGAAAACCCGTTGCACCACGTAGCGATGTCCAAACTGCGCGCATATAACCCCATTAAAACCGCGCCATCTTAATCTTGTGCATGTCATGGCCGGTATACACCATCGCCGGTGTTCCATGCTTCGTTCATATCGCGGTCGAATCTGTCGTGCTCCTCATAATCATCTTTCAGAAGATCGCACAGCAAGATATGTATCTCATCATCGCCACGCTGTACGATCGCCGCCTCGTCGGAAACATAAATCACTTCTCCAAGGCTAAGCCTGCGTCCGATCAACCAGTCCCATTGCCCACTCATTTTCAACTTCTCATTCGGTATTTTACTGGACGCGCTAACAAGTGTGCTTATAAAGTGACAGTCATCACAATTCATTCTACAGTCACATGAATCACAGTCCAATGAATCACACTCCAACTTGCCGTTGCGCTTTTTAATGTTTCCGCCACAGGCACGCATGAAACTAGGTTCTTCGTCTTCTGGTATTCCGTCAAACGCCATTTCGTTCTCCTATCATTGGATGCCGGGATTTCACTCATGCGCTTTGATTCTTTGATAACGCGATCAGGAGCTCAGTACGAATTTCTGCCGGAAGATTCGCCGTGATTCCGTGCCTTGTCATCACAGAGTCCGCAGATTGCATAATTTTATAGAACAATACCAAGTCGCTACGCCTCACCATTATCAGACGGCGAAACATAAAGCCACAGTGTGGGCATCTATCTTGGGTAGTTTGCGGAAACGGCATACTAATTATTTCTAGCGTTTCGTCTACCCATTTATACCAGTCCATGTCTTCTTCAATGTGCATACAATCCTCCTATTCGGTGTTCCGGCAAACTCTGTTTTATCTTCAATTTTTATTAGGAACATCCGGTAACGGCATCCAGTGAGTAGGTGCTGTTTCCAGCTCCCAATGGTATTCTTCGTACTCATTCCACTCATACCAGCCTTCAGGCCAGTACGTCTTGCCGGTTGTTTCGTCGTAGTCGATGCCATCTTCATCATTCCCCCATCCCCAATTTTCCTCGTCGAGCTCATGCTTTGCTGCGTAAGCGGCACGCAGCACTTTCTTGCCACATGCCACAAGCACAGGCTTTCCGCTCTCAGGCAATATGTCGGTTACTGGTGTCCATTTGCAAAGCATACGTAGCCGATTTATTTCTTCCATCAATTCATCGTGTGTCACGCGCCGGCCGTCATCGTGCCGAATTGCCCAGCACGGTAATGATCTGTCGTTTGCTTCTGGATGTTCATTACAATTTGCCAAGTGCATATTCCCTCCAGTTAAACTCCATCAGTTAAGCCACGGGCCTGCTTTCCGCCATCATGCGAGCGCCTACTTTTGCAACAGAGTTGCGTAGTACCGATCGCACCAGTTCAACCGCTGCGTCTATATCGGCATCGCTGATCTGAATCTTGCTGATGCCGTTCCGATCTTTGTCAAAAACCCGGAATCCTCTTGCCAGCACTTCGCGTGTGTCGTTAGCTCGTGTTTTCCCGCTATCAACCTGCCGAACCAGCGACTGCGCTGATTTTGACATCGCATCAAAATCAAGAGAACACATCGCGCGGTATTGATGCAGAACAAAGTCTGCATTTCCGCCGTTCATGATAGTGATGCATGCCGCTAGTTTCATTGGCGCAGTCGCGTAGTATTTCCGCTTCGATCCACAGAACTCTATCAAAGATCGCGCTGCGTCTCCGAATCCTGCGTCAATAATCGGGCGCATTTGGTCTATTGTTGGTTTTGTCGTGCCAAGTGCGTACTGGCATCCAAGCCGCAGCACATCGGCAACTGCGCGGTCTTCGTCCAGTCGGTCGGCGTATGTGCGCACCATGCCAGTGTCGGTAACTTCATAGGCATCTGTTCTCATGCCAAAAACAACCACAGACTGAAACGAAACACCTGATTGAATGCAGGCGTTCAGCCTGTGGTGAGCATCGCGCAGCCTACCGAACACATCGAAACCAATGCCCTGGCTCGTGACACGCCACTCTCCGCGCTTCATCGCGGCAGCGAGCATGTCAACGTACCATCCGCGCAAGCGTCTATTTCCTGGGCTGGTTTCTAGCATTTCTTTAGCCACATCTGGGGTTATGTCCATCACAGTGGCTTCCTCTTTCGATCTTGCAAATTTCAAATCCATCATTGTCTCCAGGTTAAAAAACCTTTGTTGGGCTCCATCAGAATTGTCTTGGAAACGTCCGGCGCGTCATTATCCGGTTGTATTCGTCCACCTCGGCCCGTCCTACGAACAATGGGCGCATGTACTCCTGTCTTTTGGGTACATGGTTATTTCCTCAATTATTAATGCTTCAATTCCGACACCGTGATGCCGACACCGTGACTTTGTTAAACCATCGCCGGATAACGTAGCTCCTAACCAGCGAAACAACAGTGAACCACGCACCGATAGCAATATTGTCCGATAGTGGTATGTTAATTCCGTACATCGGGAAGATTACCAATTGAGAAACCAGCGCCACGGTGTATCCGATTAAGATATTTGTCGCCGACTCAATAAGGCTATGTGTTTTTGTTTGGCTCATGCGAACAAGTCTCCTGTATCTTTCATCGCCGCCTGCACATTCAGCACCATCTGCTTGTAGTAACTGTCCTTTAATTCAATTGCGATGGCCTTTCTTTTCATGCGTAGAGCAGTTACAGGCTCGGAACCAATCCCGCCGAATGGTGAAAAAACCACATCGCCAGGATTCGTCCATAGTTTTATGCCGCGCTCGATGACTTGGAGTTGCAAAGGACATATATGACGCTCATCTTCATTGTCCCTTGCGCTGCGATACTGGAGAGTTTCGCTTGGGTTAATATCCATCCATACCGGGCTGGCGAGTTGCTGCCATTCCTGAACCGGCAATACGTTTAAACTCTGAGTAGAGTAATCCTTCCCTTCTTTCGCGCAGACTTCAGACAGTTCTGCTTCGTCTCTGTAGTGTCGCACCCTATCGACGATTTCCCCCGGCGCGCGCATCGTCACCAGATAGTCAGGGATACCCTGACGGCTCATGGTTGAGTTGCCCCTAATCGTCTTGTGCAGTAAACCTAGCGCTTTGGTGCGCTGCATCGCCGTCACCGGATCTTTCCATATGCATACCTCACTGGCGTAAATAAAGCCGTGACGCTGAAATGCGCGAATCAGATCGCCGCGAAAGTCTTTCAGGCCGATGTAGCCATCGCGCTCCTTGCTGGTGGGCATAAGCATGCAGTGGAAGCTGACGTTGTGACCCGGCTTCATTACCCGGCGTAATTCCTGAATGATGAAGTCGAAATGCGCGAAGAATTCTTCATCTGATCTCGAATTTCCGAGATCGCGGGTAGAATTTGAATAGGTGTAAAGCGATGCGAACGGTGGCGAGAATATTGAATAATCCACGCTTGAATCCGGCAATCCTTTCATTACCTCACACGAATCTCCGTGATAAAGCGCATAGTCTTCTGTTACTGTTTGATTGATGACATTCATGATGCAATCCTCAGAAAATTAGGAACCGCAATTTGCGCGGATGTGTTGTAATCGTTTGTCTCGCGTTTGAACCCCAGAACATTCTCTTTGATAGCTTCGATCGTTTCTGCCGAAAGCGCCTCAGACATGGCGCGAGCGTCTTTCTCCTTGCGCTCCAAGTTTTTTACCACAGCACCCTCCTGCTCGGATGCGAAGATATGGACATTTACTGCATTCTTCTGTCCAAAACGCCATGATCTTCTGACCGCTTGATAATATGCCTCATAGGAATCCGTCACCCCGACGAATGCCATATTGCAACAGTGCTGCCAGTTCAATCCGAAACCGGCGATGCTTGGCTTGGTGATTAGCACGCGAATCTTGCCATGCGCGAAATCAATCAGGCGCTTTTCTTTCGCGTCAGAATCGTCCGCCCCACGGATTTCCACGGCATCAGGAATGGCAGATCGTAATGCGTCTCCCTCCGCATTCAGATCACACCAGACGATCCACGGTGCCTTATCTGCGTTTACGATCTCGGCGCAGGCGTTAACGCGCTGAGATAGGCTTTTACGTCTGGCTTCTCTGCGCTCCATCAGCGTTTGCGCCTCAGTTGCGAACAGATGACCATCCAGAAGTTTGCCATCGCTTCTTACGGTGTGCTGGTGTACATAGAGAGGCGGAAGATCATAAGCAGTTGCATCAAAACCAAGATCAGATGGAGTACGTACAAGCGCGCCCCACGATGCAACCCATCGCCAGAATTCTTTGCGAGCATGTCCCTTCAGTCTCCACTCCGAGGTGTCGCCTCCATCATGGACGAAGAATTCCGCAAGCATTTCTGTTGCGGATCGCACACCAAGAAATTCTGCATGCGTTCCAAGTTCAGTCCAATCATTCGGCGCAGGCGTGGCTGTGCATGGCAGCTTGTATGGCGTGTTTCTGAACATTTCCAGCATGGTTGCAAAAGTCTTGCCGGTTTGA